AAAGGGGAAGTGGACAATTTCATGAATTTATTTTCAATTACGAAAATGATTGCTTATGATTTAGTCATCAAACAAAAACAGAAGGGAGAATCTGTATGGTTACAAACTACCTGCTTAGAGAAGTGGAAGAAAATTATAATAAATGGGATTTGGTAACACAGAAACTGTTTGAGGATTTCTTACAGGAAATTCAGAAAGTTAGTGAAAATTTAGATTATGCTATTGATGCGAAGGTTGGAGAGAACAGCCATCAAAACCGCATCAAGTTTGGTAAGCATGAATTGGGAACCGCCAAGGGATCATGGCTAATTGGCCTTGTTACATATTCTGACTACTTCGAAGTGGAAATTCCATGCAAAAAGATTAAATTTTATCAATCTTTTAATGATAGATTCTGGAAGACTGATAACAAGTGGCCTTTAAAGAAGGAGAGTGAGTGGGTTGTTGCTGACTCAAAAGATCAAATAAGATTACAAAATGTGACAGCAATCTTTTTAGATTGGATTAGTGCAGGTATCGAAGAAAAGCACATTCCATTGGTTCCTTTGAGCGTAAGGGCGTCTATACATCCTGTTGGGTTTGATCTTGCTAAGGAATGAGTATTTTTAAAGAACCGTTGTAACGCACGTAAGCTTTGCGCACATACTCGAAGATATGAATGGTGCGGCCGTCTTTCATTTTGTTTAAAATGGCCTTGTTTCCGCGCACCATTTCCATGTCGCCTTCTTGGCCTTCGCCGGTGTAGTTGAAAATGCCATCGTCGCCGAAGTCGTCGGCATAGCCATGCTTTTCACCGCCGTCACCGGTAACAATGAAGATCGCATCCAGGCCCGAAGGAGTCGAGATACCGCCCTGGGCCTGGCCTTTGTACACACCGTGGATTTCTGACTGGCGGTGGTATTCTTTTCCTATTTCGAACATCTATAACTCTTAAAGAAAAAACACACATAAACAGCATGTTATATGTACTTGATTAACTGGTTTAAATTTATTTAATCGAAATATAAAAAATTAGTGCAGAATTATTTCTATTTTGTGCTGCGTGAGGTAATTTTTTGCACATAGTGTATAGTTTCATATGGATTCTCATATAGACTTAATGCAAAAAGTCAAGGAAGATATGAGCAATGAAATACAAAGTGGACATTCAAGCTATCTCAAACTGCCCACCAAACAATGGTGTCAGTAAGGATAGCACTGCTTACAGATTTGTTTTTAATCCAGTTAATTCAGGGAGTTTTATCCCCCCTGGTAAACAAAACCCTGTGCGTTTACAAAAGGATAGCACTCAGTCAAGAAAGTGCTCTTTGTTGGCACTGTCTATGTTTAAAAGTTGTACTTCACTGACCAGCGAGCGTCCATCATGGGCGCTTTTTTGTTGCCTGCTGTCAGCCACGCTCCACGGCCACGGAATGGAGCGAGTGCGTGACGAAATCCGCACTCTCCCTCCCCACCTGCGAGGTTTTCGCAGTAGGTTTTTACGAAATTCTGTATCGTGAAAATCGACAACCTGAAAACCACAGAGCTAAACGCTCAGAAGCTTAGATGACGCGGGGTATTCAGTGGTTTAAAGTCCCTTTAAATGGATTACAGCGCGCTTTTAAAAATTTCAAAAAATGAAATTCTTTCAGGTTTTCTGAAATTTACCAACGCTGAGATATGGATTTAATTACAGCTAAGTTATTGATATTGTAAGGAGTTTAATAGATTTCGTCATGATCTCAATGATCACGTGATGATCTTGAAGGAATTGAAGTGTTGTCCTTAAGTTGCTGATAATTTGGTGTTTGTTGTGATTTTACGCAAAGATCAGAATTTCAATTTTGCTTAGGTATATATACCATTCCTTATTGTTACCTTCGAAAAACAGTACAACAGAAATATTTTTAAGGGCGTCATGGCGTTGGAATGGGCATGCCGCACGCAAACTTTTCATCTCGATAAGATTTCTCCCAGTTTTTAGCCTTTGTTATTTGATTGCATACGATTTCTATAAATTCATCAGAATATTCATCAGAGCCTGCTATTGGGTAATAAAATTTTGCATTTATAAGATTGGTAGAATTAAAATCTGCTCTAGTAAAAGTAGTATGAGTTAAATCAGCGTTAGAAAGATCTGCTAGAGTTAGGTCAGTGTTAGTAAAATCCGCTCCGCTAAGGTTTGCAAATGAGAAGTCAGCAAAGTTGGCAGTAGCATTATTTAAATTTGCACCTGATAGATCAGCTTGGTTGAAATTTACGGAGCTCATAAAAGATTCTGAAAAATTTGAATCTCTTAGATTGGAAGAAGTAAATTGTGTATCACGAAGCTGGCAATTTGAAAAGTTTGAAGAGTCAGCTTGAACCTCTGTAAATATTGCTGAATTAAGGTTAGAGTTTTGGAAGTTTGCTCTCATCATGAAAGATTTAGAAAAATTAGTTCTTTGCGCTTCAGAATTAGAGAGGTTGGATTCTACAAGCAAAGATCTCGTGAAGTTGGATAAGCCAAGGTCTGTGTTAGATAAGTTTGTTTCTGCAAGATTTGCTTCTGATAAATTTACAAATTCTAGACTGCTATTTTCTAGGTTTGATTTATATAAAAATGCTTTTGATAGAGTGGCTTGATCCAAGTTCACATTAGATAAGTCTGATTCAGATAAATTGGCTTGAATTAAAATGGACTGCTCTAATTTTGCCATTTTTAAATTTGAATTTGAGATGTTAGCTAAACTCAAGTTTGCACCTTTTAAATCAACATTTGGGAGTTCTGACCTTTGAAGATATGCCCCAGTATATCTTTTTGATTCTACATCAAAAAGAAATTTAGCATAATCTACTGTCTCCTCCCAATTTGATAAAGAGTCACTATTATTTTCAGCTTGTTTGTCAGATTTAATTTCTTTTGGGGGAGATAAATCAACACCCATTAGAGATACAGGTTTTTTTAAGCAAATTATATTCGTAATCCAACTTACTTCTTTTATGGAAGCGAACCACTCTATGCCTAAACAATTCCAGCTGTTTAAGTACTCCAAAGCTTCTCGTTTTCCTGAGTTACCTGGCGCTTTGGTTGTGATTAACTCCCAAGCGGCATTAATGCGAGCTGTGTTCGAGTCTTTAATTTGAAGTAAAAAGGCGACAATCGCAACAATGGCAGCAATTTCAGTAAAGACTAATAATTTTTCGCGACAACGTAGTATCAGTGATTTTTTTATAGAAGGTGTACGAACATAGAATCCACGTGCTCTATTTGACTTAGGTTTTCTCCACCACATCTCACACACCTCACTACCAACTTCCTCATTCAGTCTAGGCTTCTTAGCGTTCTAGATATGTTTACATTTCGATACAGGTTGGTCTGTAGTGGGGAGTGGTCATGTATTCTTACTAACAGCTCTGCTTCAAACCCAACCACAACATCCCACTCAACGATCTTATTTACGAAATTGCCCAGCTCCGGGGCGTCAGCACCGAACAAGTCAGCATTCATTTCAGCCACGTATTCAACTCTCAGAACTGGAACCGCGAAAATGAGTTCGTCGCCGCACTGGCCCGTTCTGTGTTACGGCGCGATCTCGAAGCCGAGCGCGCGAAAGCCAGCCCGGAAGTAATCAATCTGGTTTGATGCTGGTTAATGAAAAAGAGTATCTGGCATTTCGGAAAAGGCTACAGATCCAACAGGAGTTGCTGGAGCCGTTTATTGATGAAGCGATGAAAATCAGCCGGAACAATCGTGCTTTACTGTCGCATGGTTTGTGGGGATAGTCGGGTAGTACTTTTTGGCTGACGCCACTTACCAATTTGGGGCGCAAAAAAGGCCGCTCAAAAGCGGCCTCAAATACCTCGAAAAAACCGAGTTATTCTCTTCCGTACACGTTGTTTTCTTGTTCTTGTACACGGATGAAGGTGGTGCGTTTGGTCAGCTCTTTGAGCTTCGCCGCGCCAACGTAGGTGCAGGTTGAGCGCACGCCGCCCATGATATCTTGGATGGTGTTTTCAACCGGGCCACGGTATGGCAATAGTACGGTTTTTCCTTCAGCGGCACGATAGTTGGCAACACCGCCGGAATGCTTGTCCATCGCGCTCTGGGATGACATCCCATAGAACTTCATAAAAAATTATGAATCCATTTAAAAACAGTAACTTAAATCACTTCTGTTGTGCATTTGCTGTATGGTTATACAGCTATTTCATGCTATTTTTTACCGATTTTTTCACGAACGTAGACAAAATGTAGTCACTTTTCAGGAGGGAAATCAGAGATGGGCGAGAGGATTTTTGCTGATCGCATCTGAAAGGTGTTCTGGGGAAAAATGAGCATAGCGCATCGTCATGCCAATATCAGCATGGCCGAGGATATCCTTCAACACCAGGATGTTTCCGCCATTCATCATAAAGTGGCTGGCAAAAGTATGACGCAAAACATGGGTAGCCTGGCCAGTTGGGATATCGTGAAAAACTTTTGTCTTCAGCAGATAGCAAAATGGCGTATAGCACTCTTCAAACAACTGACCAGAGGTTGGCTTGTATATTTCTTGGTAAAGTTCCGACGAGATAGGAACCGACCGATTCTTTTTGTTCTTCGTGTTCGTGTAGGTAATTTTATACTTACTCAGTTGGCTACCACATAACTTGGCTGCTTCATTCCAGCGGGCACCGGTGGCAAGGCAAATCTTTACGATTTTGAGCATGTCCTTTCGCTCATGTTGTGCGACAAGCTCAAGCAGAAGTTTGATTTGCTCTGAAGTCAAAAACGCCATCTGACGTTCATGATCCTTGAGCGGCTTGATATCTTCCAGCGGGTTCGGGCCAACCCATTCTCCCAGTTCTTTCAGCTTACTGAATACCGCTTTAAATCGTGAAAGCTCAGAATTAAGTGTGGCGATAGAAGGCGCACCTTTTTGCCAGCGTTTATCTACAAAACTGATGTCACCTGACATGCGTAGTTGGCGGAAGTTGGAATAGATTTTACTGGTAAACTTGGCTCCCAACGGGTTGCCCATTGCTCTTGCCATATGATCCATTTTGTCTTTGATCACATTGCCATTACTTAGGCTGACCCCGTACATTGAATACCAAACGTTCAGAAGGTCGAGCAGACGTCGGCGATCGGTGGCAACACCAAGCCACGGTTTCTCATCCACTTCACGCATGGTATGCCGTTCAAAGGCTGCGGCTTCCCCTTTTGTTGCAAAACGTTTTCTTACACGTTTCCCAGATCGGCCATTGGGGTAGCAATCGCAAATCCAGCCGCCATCTTCAAGTTTTCGAACTGTCATAACACTCAGGTACTGTTTATTTATACAGTCATGATAAACGTAGAAATTAGCAAATCAATGTTTTACCGAGTAAATAGAAACACATAGAATTTTGGTGACAATGTGAACCGAGTTGTAGTTATTAGGATGGTGATAGAGCAAGTCTATAAATTTGCTCTAATATGTTGATAAAAAGAGCTTCGAGTGTATGATCGCCGACCGGAAACTACACACCAGAACAATTAGGCTAGGGCAATGAACGATATAGATGTGCGTAATGCAGTTCACAAAAAGCTATTGAAGAGGCATCACTCTGATGCGGATACCTTAGTTTTGGATGAGCTTGGCATCTGTCTTGGTGCTTGTCGGGTTGATATTGCAGTGGTTAATGGAATACTCCATGGCTATGAGTTAAAAAGTGCCAAAGATACTTTGGAGCGTTTGCCTGCCCAGGTGAAGTATTACTCCGCAGTAATGGACAAAGTTACCCTTGTCGTTTCAGACAACCACTATGAAGAAGCAAAAAAGATTGTTCCTGACTGGTGGGGAATAAAAGTCGTCACTCAAGGTTCAAGAGGCGGTATTCATATTGTCCATGAGCGTGCAGAGAAGACAAACAGAAGCATTGATCCTTTAAGAGTCGCTCAGCTTCTGTGGAAGGAAGAGTGCTTAACATTGTTAGAAAAATGGGGCTCACTCAAAGGGAATAAGAGTAAACCCCGACATAAGCTTTGGGCTATTGTGTCAGAGACAATTCCAGAAAAGCAGCTTCGGAATGAAGTACGTCTCCAACTGAAGAAAAGAACAGAATGGAGAACGAACTAACTCTTATAACTCCGTCAGCTTAGCTTACTTAATTGGTCGACAACTAGGGTAATATGATGGTTGTTGCCCACTTTCCTCCATGTTGTCGCATTTCCACTTGAGATATCTCCTTCAGCTCTTAAGTAGATATATTTGTCACCCCAGCTAAAATCCTTACCTTTATATTTCCCCGTTGCTGCAACAAGCCGTTGACACAGCTCTTTGGTTTGATCCCAGCCGTAGTCTCTGGCTGAGCGGCCTTTTGAGAATAACCAGTTATGATCTGTTGAGTATCGTATCGATGCTGCAGCATTCATCTTTCTTGGGTCTGGTTGGTCACTTCCATTGACATCTTCAGTTTCAACACCGATAGAGTAATCACCAAACGATGGTTGTATGCGGAATTCATGTTCAGAATAGACCTTCTGCCAGATATTCCATTCAAGCCGAGGTACTTCATATAGCTGATCGTTAGGGATGCCCGCTTGGGTTTCAGGATACGAAGACGCTGCGATAATAACAGTTCTCCAGGCATCTCCCTGACTGGCTAAATTTCGAAATGCAGAAATAGCAACCTCATAAGACCAAGTTTCATCGTCTATGTTGCCAAGGTCAATTAAGATATCGACTTCATCTTGTTCTAGCCAGAATGATTCCGCTAGTGAATTTAAGTCAACTTCATTATCTACAAGTGCTTGAGCTTTGATGCGAAGGCAAGCACCTAGTTCAGTGTTTCGTTGAACTGCATCTGAATATTTCTCACTGTAGAGTGGAGAGTATACAGGTATGATTTTCCTGCCTTCAGAATTCGCTAATTCAATACATGTATCAAGTGGATGAACTGAATCGTCTGTGGCATGTTTATCAAGTTTATTTACATCGAGATATACAGGGGATTCAACTTTCCATGCTTTTTTTAGATTTGTCCCGAAATTAGTTAAATGCTGTGTGAGGTTTTTCTTATAGCAGTTATTTTCAAAATCCCAATCCATATCTGGGTAGTCAATGATTGGGCTGATAGCGGCCTGAATTTCTTTTGGCAGTTCTCTAAGAGCATGATGCTCGCCCTGTTTCCACTTAAGAATGGGGTAATAACGATGTTCGTTCATAATTAACCTTTGTCACGTTGTGGTATGTAATGCGCAGAGACAATGCAATCTGTAGCCCTACGCGCTTCATTCCCAAACCGCAGAGTTAATGTAACCTCTTAGGAAAATTCTTTTTCTCTATAGTTGATGAAATTCATGTACTTAGGGAAGGCCGAGCGAATGATTGGCTTTCCATGTGGTGAACGTCCTACCACACCAACTACAATGAAATGTGAGCCATGAAAGCGTGATAAATCTTTCATGTGATATTTGTCCATCAGGTCTTGCTTGAGGTCTGATGGAACATAAATACTTGGTTCTCTTTTTGTTCCGTAGTTTAGCCAAACAGTCCCGTCATCTAATTCTTTGTAGTTGTTAATCTCACCCCAGAAGATTTTCTCTTTCTGGTAGTGTCTTTCTTCAATGTAAGGCACCTGAACTAATTGATCTCTTAGCATCCCTTCAATTAACACACGTCCAGAATCAGCAACAATTTTTACTGATTTTCCTTCGCCATAAAGTTCATTACGAACTAAGTAGCTGAGAATTTGCCGAAGCGATTTCTCCATCGGGTAACCTGACTTCCCACCAATTTCTATTGGTTTTGGTGATGGTTCCCAGTTATGTGGTGGGGCATCCGTTTTATCATTGTCGACAGATTTTTCAATTTGCCCGTGCTTAGTTTTATCGAGGTTAATGAAAATATCGGCTGATTTGTTATCACCGTTTTCGTCTGTTTCAATGCCCTCCATGTCTTCGGCTTCTAAAATCGAAGAGGCTCTATTACAACCATCTTCATGGTGGGAACCGAAGCATGCTGTTCGTTCAACCCCTTTAACCGTGGTAAACCCCTTGGTAAACCAGGCTCTTTTTCGGCATTCAATACAGACGATGAGACCTTCATACTTCTCGGGGTCAGCGATGAATAGCTCGGGGGTACACCGGCTACCATCATGCGTAAATTCAACTTCTAGCATGGTGATCTCAAGGCAATGTGTATGCACTGAGTATTACTTGGATTTGTTGCAATGGTCAATGCTTGAACTGTGCAATATGTAGCAAAGTCCTACAATTTGTAGGGATAGTTATGACAAGTTAGGTTCACAACGATTGCAAAAGCTTCTCACCCCTCAATCCCCACCAGTTTCTCAATCAAGGTTTGGTTGAATGCGGCTGCGTCCACGGCGTAGTGGGCGCGGCGGTGGCAGGTGGGGCAGAGGGCGATGACGAATTTGGGATGATCGGGGCCGCCGTCGGCGAGGCGGTGGACGTGGTGGGGCTCCAGGTAGGGGCCTTTTTTTGTTTCAAATGGGGCGGGGGTGTCGCAGCCTTCGCAGTTGCCTTTTGCTCTGGCCTTCACGTATTTCTTCAATGCTTCAGAGCGGTAGTAGGTGGCGACCTGGCGGGTTTTGGTATCGGCACTTGCAGACGATATGCTCAACGCTGCCTTGCGTAACTCGGCTAGGGTTTTGAGTTTTTTCAGTTCTTTCTCGATGGGTTTTTGCGCTTTTGAAACGTCGGCCACTTCAGGTAAGTGATCGGTGTTCGCTTCCACTTCATCTTGGCTGTGCATCATTAAATGGAAGATGAACGCGTTGCGCATGGTGCCGTGCGTGTCGGGCCGTTGTTCTTCGTGGTAGCCAATGCAATCGGCCGAACCGTTGTAACGCACGTAAGCTTTGCGCACATACTCGAAGATATGAATGGTGCGGCCATCTTTCATGTTGTTCAAAATGGCCTTGTTCCCGCGCACCATTTCCATGTCGCCTTCCTGGCCTTCGCCGGTGTAGTAGAAAATGCCATCGTCGCCGAAGTCGTCGGCATAGCCGTGCTTCTCACCGCCATCACCGGTAAAAATGAAGATTGCATCCAGGCCCGAAGGGGTCGAGATTCCGCCTTGGGCCTGGCCTTTGTACACGCCATGGATTTCTGACTGGCGGTGGTACTCTTTTCCTACTGTGAACATCAAAAAACCTTGAATACTAATAAAGTAGCGTTAATCATTTTAATAATGATTAAAATTAATTGCGAAAATCTGCTATCCAATTAATTTGTTGAATATATCATCTATTTCTGTTTCATCAATATCATCTGAAACTTCTTCATTCATCCCATTTGTCAGCTCATCCGCATAATCTAAGTTTGATTTTAGTTTATAATCAATATCATAGCTATTGATAACAGTGTATCTATCAACCCCTAATTCTTTTAAATCAATAGCTATATTAGAAGTAAATTCTTCAAATAGATCCTCTAATTCCAACTTTGCTGAATATTCAGAATCATCTGGGAACATGTTATCTAACATGCAGCTATCTTCAACGAATGATTCAAATTCATCGTATATAGATTCTTCAATACTAAAGGAAAGTTCACGTAGAATTTCATTGTTATCTTCTTTATCGAAATGGACTATAAGTTTTGAAGTATATGATAAATCATCCATAGTGATTGAAGTTTTAGAACAGTTTAAAAGAAAGGTTATTTCATCTTCTTTTGGAATCAAGTTTTCACTGCAATTTAAAATTATTTTGAAGAAATATTTGACGTCGGTTGGATAATAGGTTGAAAAGTCTCTTCTTTTAATGATGTTTAAAGCCAACTCTAAGTTTTTAGCATTGTATCCAGAGTTTGTTATCAGTTCTGATAATAAAAAGTTAAAATATGAGTCACTTACATGAAAATCTTTTTCTATTATGTTTCTAAGTATACCATCTAACACTGAAATGTATTTTTGTTTTGCATGCACTTGGTCGAGTTTATTCTCCAATAAATTAGATAATCTTTTTATATAAGTTTTGTTTGGATAACAAGAAAAAATATTTGACAGTAACTCGTTATTATTAATGTGTTTGTTTATTATGTAGTCACTTAAAGATGGGTTGAAAACAGTAATGTTAACTGATTCGTAAAAATGTTTATTAGATACAACTCTGTTTAAAAATGAACCAAGGAGATATTTAATAGAATCTTCATAGGTGTTAAATGAACTTTCAAGCTTCAATTTCTCATCAAGTGTTTTTATTTTATTGAACGAATCCTTTAGTTGATTTTCTTCCAGTCTTGAATGAGAGAATGCAACAATACAAGTTAATATTTTTAAAGAATGTGGTTGTGAAATAAAACTGTTATGCCAAATGTCTTCGGGGTTTGTAAGACTTCTTAATATGTAATCTAGATAATCTTCCTCAGAATTTTTATGGACTTCGAACCTAGAGTTGTCTGTGATGAATTCAATTATTCGAGGGTTATAATTATTATGGTTTATGATTGTATGGTAAAGCTTTCTCTCAACAAGAGATGTAACTTTATTTTTGTCTAAATCTGAATGATAAAGGTGGTTGAATAGCATTCTTGACTTATCAATTTTGGATAGTTTATTTATTGATAGTTCATAGTTCTGTATGATTTTAGAAGCGTGTTGAAATTTTTCTGAATGTAATTTTTTTTTGTTGAGAATAATACTTCTTGATGTTAAAACAAACTTTTTGTTGGTTTTGTTTTTAATTCTTTTAATGAATTTTATTATTTCTGTGTCTTCTCTTTCATTCTCCAAATCTAAATAGTTTTGACCTAAAAAATCATCAAAATAAAATATTTGTTTTTGTTCTTCATTGTATATTTTTTTTGCATTTCTAATGTCTGTTCCAACGTCACATAATTCATATCCATCGAGTACATAGTTGAAGCATATATTTTTTGCTAAAGTTGTTTTGCCGATCCCGGGTTCGCCATTAATAATTAACGTATTTTTATTTTCTAATATACTTAATGCATCTTGATGAGACTTAGTTTCTACGTATTTAATTGACTCATCATAAATTTCTTGTAGTGTAAAATCACTATCTCCGTATATATCATTGTTTTGAATTATAGAAATTGTATTAAAACTACACAGCCATAGCTTATAATGCTTCCTTTCAATTTCTGGATTGCTTTTTATAAATTTTATTATTTCTGTACCACCGATGATGTCTGAAGTCTCTTTAATGCAACCAGAAAATGCTGTAAGTATCTTTTTTTTGTTTTCATTTGATAATTCTTGAGATGTAACAAAAATATATCTATCTGCATTTAGTTTTCTAGCTTTGTGGACTTCTTTTTTTTCAATCTCACTTATAAGATTTCTGAATGGGCTTTTGATCCAATGCTTTGCCTGAATTATTCCTTGCTCAATATTGAAACAGTGGAATTTTCCATCTACACCTTTGTCTTTACCACTTTTAAATACTTCAACATGGCAATTAAAAAGTTTGGATACTATATCAGCAGCTAAATCTTCAAATTCTTCACTGTTTAACCTGTCTAAGTAATAACTCATTTGGCATTGTCCATTTTTACTTGAAATATTACTCTACCTTGAGGTTTTATATGTTCAGGATCGACTTCTACATCCCTACCATTCAGTACCATGAACACTGAACCATTTGGTAGCTTATGAAGTTCACTTACAGTTGTGATACCGGCATAAGAGACTAAGAATTTGCCAGCAATCACTTTGGTGTCCGCTTTATCCACATAGATTTGTTTACCTGAATCCAGGACAACGGCCAGATCTTCATGTTCAGGCAACTGGGCGATGAAGCGTAAATCTAGTGTCAGTGGTTCCTGCTTGTGTAATTCGCCGCCCTTGAGAATGAAATAAGGGATCTTTTTTGTTGGTGTTTCATCTGTGTCTTTACTTGCTGTTAGCTGTCTTGAAGGGCCGTTTTCGTACATTTCGCCTTCGCCAAGTAATAGCCACTTGAGTGATACCCCAGTTTTCAAATGTACACGTACAACCACTTCAAAAGGGGTTTGCTCACGCTGATGCCAAGTTGAGATCGTACCTTTGCCTACCCCAAGTACTTCAGTTAGTTCTTTAAATTCCTTCAGACGTAGCGCCTTCACTAATCTTGAGGTCACAGTTTTCCCACCGTCATACATCGGAGGGTTTATTTTTTCTTGACTGAAACTCATATGTAGATCTACCATTCATACATCGGTATATGTGTTCGGGTTTGTATAGCAGCAAGCTGAACACAGTTGAACGACAATAACTTGTAAGGATACCACCATGAACAATTCTTCAATAGTGTTCAATGCACCACTTTGTCCCTTTGTCACAGTTCAGAAATTCTCTGAAATCTCAGGCATTACCATCGGCCAGGTGAACAAAATGATTCACGAAGGCCGGCTGCCCATCCGTCCGAAAACCCCAGGCAAGCCAAAGGAAAAGCCACTCATCAACATGGTGGCTTTATCGAATGAAGGCGCTGACGCGATTTTCTAATTAAGTCATTTGAATATATCGCCAAGGGCAGGACGCCACCATGTTTGCAAATGCACAGTCAAAACACTCGGCTTTTTACAGTGCCTGCGTGGCATTCAGCGATGCGCATGTCATTAAAGAACTGGCGGCGCGTGTCGGGCTGAACTCGCAGCAGCAATGCAACAAGCTGGATGTGAAAAAACCGAAACATCATTTGTACGCCACTGAAATGATGCTGCTCACCAAAGCCACGCGTAATCCGGTTACTGGTGAAATGGATACCCGCATGATTGAAGCCTTGCTGAAGGAAATCGATTTAACCGTCGCGCCACTCCCGGCCGAGGAAAGCAACGCGCCGAAGAAGTCGATGAACGAGCGCTTGCTCACCATTTCCGCGGCCACCGGTGAAATTTGTTCGCATACGCTGGCAATGAATGCCACACAACGCATCAACCAACGCACCAAAGACCAAGTGGTCAAACGCGCGCAGCAGGCTGTTCGCGAATTGGTGATGCTGATGAACGAAGTCGAGGTCAAGTTTCACGCCGTCCCCGTGCTTTCCTGTGCTGTCGATGCACTGGGTTCGATGCCAATGCCTGGGCTCAGTTAAGGAGGCCGTGATGGGAAACACCGCAGAGAAACTCAATCACTCGCGCCCAGCCAAAGATTCAATTGCCTATTGCCACGAGTTGTTCGGCTGCAAGAGTTCGCTGGGGCTGAGTTACGACAATTTGGCTGAAGACGTAAAACGCACCTTGTGCTTTTCCGCCGGGTTGAAGCAACGCCACGTTGACATGAAGTTACACGAAATGACAGACCTGGAGCGGGTAGAGCTGCACCGGTCGATCAATACACTTGCCGATGCGCTTAAGCCGTTCGCGCACAAGGCGTTCCGAGATTTTCAGTAGGCCACAAGGCCAGCTTGGGAGGGCAACATGAAAACAACGCAACGAAAAAGCGAACTGGTTATCAGAGCAGAAGAACTGGCAAACAAATGCGAAGCTTTCGCGAAGTCGCTTAAGCCTTTGAGTGACTGTGAAGAAGTTGTTTTAGAGATCTTGCGATTGGCGATGTTAAACCGAGAAGTCATTCATATCTTTCCGTCTTATTACCCGCATGTGAATGACTTTGACATTACGGTGCTTCCGAAAACTGAATCGTACGCTAGTGCCTCACAACATAAGCTTTATGAAAACTCGGTCAAATTAGTTGATTGCAATGGGAAGAGTGACAGTGCGCTGAAGGCGTTACTGGCTATTGAAGACAAGTTGTTGGAACTCATTGCAGAAGCAAAAGACAAGCAAGAGGTGGCAGCATGAGCCAGTTTACAGCCATTGAACTGATTGAGTTACTTCGCGATCGGTTGAAAGAGTCGGCTGATTGTATGTCTGCCGATATTGAGAATATCCGCCGTAATGGGCTTTGTGCTGCCGACATGATTCGAATGATTGAAAATGCGCGTTATTTCGTGAGTGAGGCTGATGTTTTTCTGGCTGCCAGCAAAAAAGAGGTGCCAGCATGAACAAGGGCCACATGATGGTTGCTGCCGATGAGTTGAAGGAAGCCTTTGTTGATGTGGGCTTTCCCGGTTCGGCGGTTGATGCCTTCGTTACGATTTTCGAATACGTGGAAGATGCCACAGGCGAGTGGTTTGCATTGGATGCGGTAAAAGCGCAGTCGTTCCACTTGGCACACGATATGGCATTGCTGACGCTTGATGATGTTTTCACGGGCTGGTTCGCGTTCTGGATGTGCGTTTTCAACAGCGCGGAACACGGTAGCATGGAAGAGTTTCAGGCCATGGGTGCGATTCGTGGTTTGTTCTTCATGGCGGGCCAGTACCGTCAGGTTACGCTGCCGGCAGCAATTCAAACCTGGTGGGAACAAACGGCCGACATTCACCATAACCCAAGTTTGAACGAGGTGTAATCATGATGCGTTTCTTTGCAGTGGTGATTTGTGCCGATGGCGGCATTGTTCGAAATGAGCAAACCGGTGAAGTCATGAACATGGAAGTGGGCGAGTGCAGCAGCCGAAACGAGGCGATTGATCAGGCTTGCCACATGTTCGAATGCCGTCATGTGAGGAATGGTGTGTTGCGTCGTAACAGCAACGCCGGCGGTTTGTTAGTGGTGGATGCACAGGAGTTGGTGACGATATGAGTCGTGGAGTGTATCCGGCTAGCTATAAAAACAACGCCCCAAAAGGGGCGTGGGTTCATTCACTCGTTTCCGGTTCGTTTCAATCGTTCGCCAACAAATCGAGCCATGAAGACTTCGAAGCGGGAAAGAGTTTTGTTGGATACATCCAACCCCATTTCCATGCCGGCCCGAATGAAGGCGATGTTGCTGAAAGAAAGCAGTACGTGGTTATCCAATTCTTGAATCCGAAAGTATTGATCGCGTCGTTCTTTTACATCGAGATCCGGAGTCAGCAATGCAATGTAGCGTTTTGCCTGGTTATCCGACTGCACAGCCTTCAGCGTTGGTTTTACCGTGAAAGTAATCACGGACAACAAAGAAACCAGTGCGCCAGCCATTCCGGAAAAACCAACTCCGGCAAAAATGGCGGAACCCAAGAATATTTGAGTGATGGCCATCAAGGTATCAACCCGGTTAAAGAACATCGCATTCAATTGTTCTATGCGAATGGAATAACGAATATCAAATTCTGTATTGGTGTCGTTCATATTAATTCAAATTATCTCCATCTGGTTTGGGTGGTGGTAGTGATTCACGTCTGTGATGGAATTTGTCTGAATCGTTGTGAAATAAATAAGCTCTGATTTCTGACATGTTCTGTCTCCTCGCTAAGAAAATTTGTTTTGGTCGAACAGAAGCTTAGCGACGTGTGCCAGCGACGACAATGGGCCGTCATCCCCACGATACGGGGAACTAATTCAATAAATATAGAGTTGGCCTTTCCTGAACAACATTGAACATTATTGAGCAATATTTAGGGTTCAGGCGAATTTCTATTGATTAGAAAAATAGTGCAAAAAGTTTTTCAATTTGCGTGGTATTCGGCTGGGAGGTTTCAACGTGAGTTATCAGATAATGAATTGTACCGAGAATAATCTCGGTTTTTTTACGCCTAAAGAAGTTCGACTATTTACGGGCGTGATACCTGAACAAATTTCAAAAGCCAGTTTTTTCTTGGAAGGCCATTCAGATGATGAGGCGTTGAAACGATTTCTCAGTTATCGCGGTCCGAAACTTCCACCTGAACTGGCCCCGCAGGGCCGCCCGGAACGGGCGGGGAATAGTAGGCTAGTCCAGCGGCGCAAAAGTCCGACAAGGGAGGACTTGGCGAAAGAAAGCGCGCAGAAGGAGCTGAAAAAGAGCAAGCAACGTCTTGTAAAATGGAAAGATTTATTCCGAGATGGGAACGTTCAGTATGTCACGCCGTTCGTGCCATCTCGGGTGAAGCCAATCGAATTGGATTGGAAAGATCGCCCGCTGGAGCACCTGAAGCATTTTGGCTTTGTTGAGAATGCGCCTGTAATGGCGAGATTTCTGCATCGCGATTGGTCGGGTGAGTACCGCATTCGGTTGGAATCGCAGGCACGGCCATCGGAAGCACCGCCTGCTCAAGGTGGTGATCGGTTTACCGAGGAGGTTACGAGCGGTGCAGTGCGTAAAATTTTTGAATCTGGCGCGTTTGTTCAATCAACTCGCGATGGGTATTCAACCTTCATCACACTGACATTCACGCCAGAGCAGCGCGAGCGTGTGCTTACCCGTCGGCCGCAGTCTAAGAACCGCACAAAGCCGGGGCAATATGGTTCCATTGTCGTGATGAGTCCACATGGCCGAGAACCGTATCGCGTGAAAGCAGAAGGCGCATTCACCTGGCTGGACGATATGGGCAAAGCTGGCGAACTGGCGGTGATCAACATGGCACCCATCAAGGGCACTGGCCGGCTCGATGTGCATGGCCATGAAATCAAAGACATCGGAACGCCGAGTGTTCGTGCATCAGGTCCGTGGACAAAGATTCGTGAGTACGCACCGGATTCTTCGATCGGTAATGAGGTCAGTCGTTTTCTTGATGGTGCGCAGAAAATGTATCAACGCGGTTGGATTCCCGCATTTCGGCCGGCGAGGAAGAAACGAGGCAAATCGATCGTCCAGCCTGCTGGCGTGAAGTGTGGTGAGGTGATCGCAGATGGCCCGTTCACACCCATTCGAAAAGGCGATCAGCAAGACAAGCTGGGTCAGAACCCAAGGTGGAAAGAAAAACCAGGCAAGGGATTACAAAAAGTCGCGGTACCGCTGGATTATTGCTGGGTAGCGGAAATGCCGGCGAACGAGCACGGTGAACCAAACCCGCATGTGCATGTGTTGTTCCGTTGGCGGGTACCGAAATCCTATTTTCATGCCTGGGCCGGGCGGCTTGAAGGGTTGTGGGGGAATGGTTTTGCAAAGATCGAGAAAATCAAACATGCCAAAGCTGGTGCAGGGTATTTAGTGAAAGCGGTGGGGTATGCGGCCAAAGGGCGAGACGGCAATCAGGGCTTAATTCGTGGTAATCGTTATGGCATTAGCGCTTGTGCCAGGGCGCCGGGTTGGCATGAGTTGGCGAGTTTTCAGGCCGATAATATGGCAGCGATTATTGCCGAATTAGAAGAGAAGTTGTATCGACGTAAAGTCCACCATGAGGAACGGGAAAAGCGAGCGTTCTTTAAGCTCAAGGAATCGAAACGCCAATATCAAATCACCAAGAACAGTAAACAGCTGAGTGAAGAAAGGCGAGCCGCTCGGCTGGAGAAACTAAAAGCCATGATGTTGCAGCAAGATCAGGAAATTGCAGCAGCAAAGGCAGATAAACATGCTACTGGTGTAATCGCTTCGGGCCATTATCAGATCACTTTTACGGGTGAAAACGCTTCGGAGAAATTCGACCGCTTTCTCGGCTGGGCGGTAAATAACCGGCAATGGCAAGCGAATGCACGAAATGAACAGTTGAAAGAGGAATTAGAGCAAGAGAAAGCAGCTTTGATTGCCAGCATGCAAAAGGAGTATGCCGAGCTTCAGGATGATCTAAATCTGGATGATAACCAGATTGAGCGGCTGCGCGTTCTGCATTTTGCGTTGAGGGAAGTGAATCAGGATATCGACTATAAGCGCATGATGCGGCTTCAGATGGCGAATACTTTACGTCAGCAACGAAGCTATTGGCGTAATTTCGCCGATACCTTGCCTGCCAAGCGCACGAGTTTGGATTATTGGTCGTCATTTTTGAACCGCTATGAGCTCAGTGAGCCGCCAGAAGACCGGGATTTGATGTTGAGCCTGCAACACCAGGATGACTTGTTGTGTGTGCGTAAAGCTGCCTGAGCGAGGATAGGGAATGTGTTTTAATGCCCTGGCATTGAAAACGCTATCAGAAAAAACGGTGGCAAAGTGCGCATCTGACTCATAAAAATCAGTTGCTTGTAGAAGTTTTTTGTTTAAACAGCTGCATACCAAGTAAAACCACTGTATTTTTATACAGTGCTTTAGGGCTAGGAGTACTGTTTACATGACACGTTCTATAAGCTGGCAGGCGATCGACTTCATTGTCGAGGCACTGGCGGCCAACACATATGGTGACGATCGAACCAAGGTAGGCATTTATTTGGTTGGATTGGTGATGAAGGATAGAAAAAAGCCAATGGAACCAGAGCAGGCAGAGATGGTGAAAAGGTTATTGGCGGAGGCTTCGGATATTCGGAACGAATGCTAAACGGCCCGTTCCGGGCCTAAATAAGTGAAAGTTGCTGGTAAACTTGTTGGGTTTGCTCTGGAGAAAGTGAGCGCACAATGGCATGGACTAACTGGCCCGTCGATTTAGACGATGGGCTTAGGGTATGTGAAAAGCCCTGCGACATGACAAAGCTGTGCCCACACTCTGGATTTTTGCACTGGCAGTACATATCGGCACAATCAATTGTGAGGCGGTTGGTTTTTTTTATAATGGCCCGTTCACCACACCCACAAAAAATGCGGCTACCTCGGATAAATGGGGTAGTCGTTGTTACTTTTGATTGCTTCAACGTGTGTTTGTAACTCGCAATGCTAACAAATGTATGCCCGCAATAGGGATCCCTGCAGGAACAGGAAAGCTCTGCACCATCATCAACCGCTTTACTCCTGCTGATAATCGCGCGCTCACCGCATTGGCAATAGATACGCATGGTTTTCCTAACTGGCTGACTGATAGAGTCATAGTAAGAAATGACTGTGTTTTTGTACAGTGGTTGTTTGTGTTTCTACACTTACTTCATTTTATTCAATGAATAGGGAAGGTCGGTCGCATTTCGAAGGCAGCATAGAAAGTAATACTTATTGGCTGGTGATGAATGAAAGTGGAAAAAACAAGCTCGCATGTGAAATCAAAATTATATCTCAGAGTTTTGTATTTTGTGGTTTTATATTATTTCTTTATTTTTTTACCCCCTTTAATTGTTGATTACGGAATAGATGATATGTTCAGCATGGAACATGCTGCTTGGTTATTTGGGGGCTTTCTTTGCAGTATTGGGTACCCAAGCATATGTCTATCGTAAACCAAGGTTTGTGAATAGATTGGTTCTGGCGTTCATGATTATTTATAACTCTTTCATTGTCACTTTGATTGCACAAGTTGCCTCGTATGATTGGAAAAGCTTGATGATGGGGATGTCTGTTGTGGTTTTTTATCCATCATTTTATCTGATGATCTTGCATTGGCTCAATATTACAAGAGAGAAGTCGACACTGAAGTCTTGATTAGCTTTGGGAAGATGTGCATTAGTTAATTATTTACCTATATAGTTACGCAATGCACATATTTTGGTGTGTTGATTAGGAAGACGATGATTCAACTTGTATGTTGAACTGGAGCTGTAAACTTTTGCCTATCTCAGGATCAGAGTTCACTTCATCCATAATCAGTTCACACACGGGAATCACTTCATCTTTTGCGTACTCGGTACCGACCTTGACCGGGTCGCCCAGGTTTGAACCGGGTTGAGGCACTAAGCCACCTTTCGCGCTGGGGAATCGGTGGCCGACCAGAATGTCTTGCGCGGTGATGTTTTTGATCCGCTCAAACTCGTCTTTAGTAGCGATATCGCCAACCGGAATCAGTTGAATGCCTTTTTCTTTCCCGTTCGGGATGTTCACAAACATACTGCGGAAGTTACCCACGCCTTTGCTGCTGGCGATCTTCTCTTTGAGCATTTCTTCGTCTTCAGCACTCAGGTTCGGGTCAGTCGCGTAGAAGATGAATCCCATGTGGGCACCGTTCATGTAATAGCGCCGGCGGAAGAGTGTGGCGTCTTTGTTGAGCAGGCTGCTTTGAATACTGCCCAGGTAATCCGGTAAGCCATAGATTTGCTGTTGGGGTTCGTACTGGGGCAGAAAAATCACGTCTTTCTCTTTGTAAACGCGCTGTTTCTCGTCACGTTCAAGGATGACGAAATCGCCGTTTTTGCGGCGTCGCAAGTACATGGAAGGTAGTGGGTGTAAACCGACGACTTGGCCGAATGCATTGCGTAGTTTCAGCAATGCCGCATCCCCAAACATGAAGTAGTCACGGCAGAACGCCTGAACAAAACGCCGGCGAAGGCTGCCACCGCTTTTAAAGCGGCCAGCCACATAGTTGGCGCGGGCAATGAGTAGGCTACCGTGATAGGCATTTGCATTGGCAATTTGGGCCAGACCTTGACGCGAAACAGGCGGCTCCCAGAAATTGTCTGTATCGTTATAGAAAAGTTCATTGTATTCAGTGAGCCATCGGCTTGAGTCGACCGGCTCAGGTGAGCTGTCGATATGGTATGCAGAATTTGGGGTTGTTGTTTTGGTGGTGAGTGCCTGTGTCATGCTGCGGTCGCCCAGGTTGATTTACGTTTATTGGAATGGTTCAGCGGTTCATTGATCAGCGCATGCGCAATGGCCCAGAAAGCGTCAGCATGTCCGGTGATTTCGCTTCGTTCAGCTTTGAATGTCATGGCATTACCGCTGCTTGTGGTCACGCGTTTAATAGCCATGAATGCCATGGCGATGTCTTTATGCTCGGCATCAAACTGCAGACGATTGGACTCAATGACATCAATCATCTTCATGACCAGGCGGGTTTTATTCTCGGTGCTGTAGTGAATTGCAACCGCTTCACGCGGGTGTTTCTGGCTGATCAGGTCCCATACACCGCCGCCGATCCCGGTGGTATCGACGCCGATGTAAGTGACATTGAATCGCTCAAACACTTTCTCAATTTCTGCGACATGGTGCTGGAAGTTCAAGCCGCGCCAGTAATACTTTTCCAGCACTCGGAAATTCTCTGGCGCGACGATAGGCGGCGCGATAACGACGAGGCAAGCATTGTCACGGGTTCGGCTGGGGTCGTAGCCCAGCCAGACTTCACGGTTGTCGAATGGCCTTGGGTTATCACGTTTAAAGTCTTGCCAGTGCGCACTGTCGACCATGCAGCGTTCAAGGTGGTTAAACTTGAATACGCTTTGAGAACCATCAACAAAGATACACATGAAGAGGTTATTGAAATCATCTTCGCTGTATTCGTCGCGGAGCTCGTCGATATCGAACAGGCCACAACCGCCGTTTGCAGCATCTTCAATTGTGACGACGTAACGCCATTGCCTGTCCGGACATAACCGGCCACCGTCGCGGTATTCCTCGAACGTGGGGAAATCCAGCTTTTCGCGACTCGCTTTGCCGCTTTTCCAGCTGTCACCGGTCCAGAAGGGATAAGCCTGATGAGTTTTGGCGGATGGGGTCGAAAAGTAAGTTTTCCGCCACTTCTTGTGAGTCGCCATGGCTGACGCAAGCTTGTTCAGCTCATCGAACTTAGGGATCCAGAAATATTCGTCCACATACACGTGGCCGTGATAACTCTGCGCGGTTTTGCTATTGGTCGATAAAAACCGCAATTCTGCGCCATTCGACAGCACGATTGGGTTACCGCTCAGCTCAATATCCAGAAACTCTTTGGCAATGGCTATGATGTAGCTGCGAAAAACTTCGGCCTGTGCGCGGGAAGCAGAAAGGAAAATCTGATTGTCGCCTGTCAAAATGGCGTTTTCCAGCGCCTCACCACTGAAATAGTAGGTTGCCCCAATCTGACGCGATTTCAGAATATTTCGAATACGCTGATGAAGGTTGTCACGCATCGTCAGCTGGTATTTGAATAACGATTGATGCCAGTCTGCAAAGTTGGCTTCGCTCACGTCGTCGACATTGTTTTTGGCCTGTTTGCCTTTCTTCTTATTACTTTTTTCGGTGGCGTTGGCTGAGCGTTGAATGCGCGGTGTATCCGCTTTAGTGCTGCCGGAATCCGATTGTTGCGCTTGCTGTTTGTCTGCCACACGCATCTTTTTCAGCTTGGTGTGGTGGTTAATCAGCCGGTCGAGCATGTCCAGTTGGTTACGGGTGGGATCAGGGATTTCCAGTAATGCCTGGATGCGGGATGCAATGGCTTCATCAACCGTGTGCTCGCGCAACATATCCCGCCAGCCATATTTATCAGCCCAGTAGTAAATGATGCGTTCATTACTGAGGCCAAGTTCGGCAGCGATATCTTTTGGCGTCCATGCCTTCAGGTAGAGGGCTCGGGCGGCTTGTCGTAGTTCAGGAGAATATGCCATGCCGCAATCATACGCGGCGGAATGACTCAATTGAGGCACTTAAATTCTGCTGGCTTCGGAACCAACTTCTATCCGAATTCCTTAGAAATCAATTGCATGAATCTGGTTACTCAAAGGCGTACGCTTTGCTGTGACTGATACGCAAAATGACATTTTCACTGACGGAATCGGGATTCATGAGCAAGCAGACTGGTTGGGTAATTGTGGCAACTGAAGGGGCAACCGTAGACGGGCGCACCATTACAGCCAACTGGATAAAAGACATGGCTGAACAGTATTCGACAGAAGAGTACACGGCATTGATTTGGCCCGAGCACTTCCGTTCATCCTGGGCACCATTTGATGGTCGAAACTGGGGCACGGTAGATGAGGTAAAAGCTGCCAAGTTCAAAAACAAGTTGCGACTGTTCGCGAAGCTGACCGCGAATGACTTCCTGCTTGAATCCAACAAGCAAGGCCAAAAGCTGTTTACTTCCATTGAAGCGAACCCGGATTACAAGGGGGAGGGCCGCTGTTATCTGATGGGGCTGGCTGTGACTGATTCACCGGCCAGCTCTGGCACTACTCGCTTGAAGTTCTCGATTGGCGAACAGACGCATGAACATGAATACAGCCAACTGGAAGAACTCAATCCAACCGATTTTATCTCGACTGATGATTCCCGTAGTTCCATTGCTCAGGCCTTTAAGACCATCGGCAATTGGTTCTCTAAAGGTGGCACTTTGCCAGAACTCTCAACGGACACACACGACGAGGAATACGACGTGAATGAAGAACAATTGAAAGCCTTGCTGGCAGAGCAGCTTCAGCCTTTCAGTAACAAACTGGATGCTCTGGAGCAGAAGTTTGCTGATACGGGGCAGCCGCCAGAAAGAGAGCAGCCTGAAGCCGAGGGTAGTGAAGGATTGCCATCTAAAACTGAAAGCAATCAACCTGCGGCGCCGAATTTCAGCGAACTGTTTTCCGCCGAGTTGCAAAAGCAGCTAAAGCCGATGACAGACAAGCTGGATGGCCTGGAAAATAAGTTTAACGCGTTAGCGCAGGAAACACCGGGGCAGCGTCCTGCGGGTGAAGGTGCTGGCGAAACGGTGGAGGCGATTTAATGCTGAACGCACTTTCATCTGAATATCTGGCGAAGTACAGCGATTCAGTTTCAAAAACGTATGGCACGACTGATCCGTCGAAGCAGTTCGCTATTACGCCGGTGATTGAAACCAAGTTGCGTCAGGCCATTTTAGAATCTGATGCTTTTCTGAACATGATTACGCACAACCCGGTTGATCAGATTGCGGGCCAGGTTGTTGATGTCGGCTCTGGCGGTTTACTGACTGGCCGCGTTAAAGATGGTCGGTTCCGCGCCAAGCTGGGTTTTGATGGCAACACTTATCAACTGGTTGAAACAGATTCCTGTGCATGTATTGCTTGGGAAACCATGACGATCTGGGCGAACTCCGGCGGGCCGGGTGAGTTCATCAAACTGATGAATCAGGCCAGTACCCGCAACTTTGCGCTGGATATGATTCGCGTTGGTTTCCACGGTACTCACATTGCTGAAACAACGAACCCGACGACTTACCCGCTGGGCCAGGACGTTAACAAAGGCTGGCTGACCATCGTCAAAGAAAAGAAAGCCGAACAGGTGCTGGCTTCAGCCAAGCTGGATGCAACTGGCGCGACAGCCGATGCATACAAAAATCTGGACTCTCTGGTGAATGATTTGATCAACACCACGATTCACGAAGTCTATCGCGAAAGCCCGGATTTGGTGGTGTTGGTTGGACGTGATCTGGTGTCTGCCGAACAGCATCGCTTGCTGGAATCTGCCACTGTGCCGACAGAACACAAAGCGGCACAAAGCCTGGCAAAAACTATTGCAGGTAAGAAAGCCTTCACACCGCCATTTTTCCCAGCAAAACAGGTTTGGGTCACGTCTCTGAAAAACCTTCAGATCCTGACGCAGAAAGGTACGCAATGGCGAAAAGCGCGTAATGAAGAAGACCGCAAGCAGTTCGAAAACTCATACCTGCGAATGGAAGGGTATGCGGTGGGCGACTTCAACAAGTTCGCGGCCATTGAAGCCGTGGACGTCATTGAACCGGCATAGGTGTAAGGACTGACCATGGCTAGCCCATTACAAAAACAACGCAATGCGCTGTTAGCAAAAAGCAGTTCGCAGAAAGTGGCTTCAGAAGTGAGTGAGGCCACGACGGATAGCCTGCATATCAAGCTGATTGAGTTGGAAGAAGACCGCCAGGATATGCGTCGCCGTTTTAATGCTCGTGCCGATCGGATTGCACATAAACGAGATGTTTTGATTCCGAAATACCGCGCTCTGGCTGAGCGCTACCTGGAAAGCGGGGAGCGGTATCAAAACCCAGTATTCACCAGCCTGGTGCTTTGGCTATTCGATGTGGAAGCCATGGAAACAGCATTGGATTGGTGCTTCAAAGCGATTGAACGTGAGTTGCCTACACCGGATTACATCAAGCGTGACTGGCCGACGTTCTGCGCAGATCAGGTGCTGGAATGGGCCGAGCGTGAGTCCGAACGCGGACACTCGATTGAGCCTTATTTCAGCCAGGTATTTGAAAAGGTTCGGCATGAGTGGCGTTTGAACGAACAAGTGAATGCCAAGTGGTTCAAGTTCGCAGGCTTGTTGTTGCTGCGAGACGGCGAAGGCCAGCCACGTGCGGCCGCTGTCGGTGATATTGAAACACTTGAAACAGCCAAAGCATTGCTCGTCGAAGCGAACAAGCAATACGACAAAATCGGCGTCGGCACCATGCTGACCAAAATTGACCAGCGTATCAGTGCGCTGAAGACCGGGAAGAATTTGTAAGACTCCCAAGCCGCCGCGCCTCGGCTGACGAGGATAGGGCAGCCAACAGGCTAACCCGAAACCGTCGACTCAGTGGCTAGAGGCGCACTAATTGATAGGGAATGTGATGAGCTTTGGCGGACGACAGAATACAGACATCAATACACCGGTATCTGGGAATGGCTGGCCGGACTTAAGTACCGAAGAGTTTCGCAAAGTTCGTCGTATTCCATCTGTATTCGATGAACTCTCAATTGTGATGGCGCTGGAAGCAGCCGCGCTTTATGTGCAGGGGCAGTTGAGTGATTTGCTGGAAGGTGGTGAGCCGCCCGAGCTTTCAGCGCCATCGGTGTACAGGCGTGCCGTTTACAGTAGAGCACATGCCGATTTGTTACCGGAGTTCGCGACTCAGGACCGTCGGGAAGTGGCTGAAAATGCGGCGGAAGATGCGCCCGAACAGGACGCCCGCTTTCGTGCCCAATCAACGAGAGACATCTGTTTGTTGCTGGGACGCAGCCCCAATGGTGTGGAGCTGATTTGATGGAAACCAAACTGCAGCACTTACACGGTTATCTGGTTGACAGCCTCAATGGGCTGGTGCACGAGGGCAAGATACACGCAACACAGGCAGGCGGCCAGGTCATCGTTGACGGTGAAGACCGAGGGAACGACGGCTTTAGAGTTGCCTACTGGCAGTACGATGCGGGGTTGCTCATTGAAGGGTTCCCGCACCTGAAGCTTGACCCCAAAAACCTGTTTGCGCTGCTGGCCTGCTGGTTGGATGAATACGACAGTGATCGGGATGTACTGGACGACCTGCGTGATCCTGAAATTGAAGTTGAAGAAAACAACGAAGCGACGGCTGATGTATTGATTCGGATTGCGTTTGCTGAACCGATTGAAATTGTCCCGGACGAAAACGGCCTGATTGTATGGAACCAGAACCGCTACAAAGTCAATCCGGTTGATATCTGGGTGGCTGAAGAAAGTGAGTTAACGAATGAAGCCGGTAATCACGCTTAATGCCAGCGATGCGGTTTCGGCAAGGAAGGCGCTAGAAGCGTTAGCGCTCTCTCCGAAGAAGCGATTTTGGCTACTGAAAGATTTGGGCCGCTGGGAGATTCGCCAGACCAAAAGCCGGATTCGCAGGCAAAAGGATGTGAACGGCAAGCCATTTGAAAAGCGTAAGCGAGGCGAAGAGCCAGTTTTACCCAGCTTCACTCACGGCATGGAGCCCTATGTTCAAGACCGGTTAATGCTGAACCTGACCTGGAAAAGTAAAGCAAAAGGCCAAAAAGCCGCAGCAAACCACCTTGGACATATAGAACACATGACTGCTGCCGGGCATATCAAAAAAATGAATAAGCGCGGTGAACCAGATTACGACGCCCCTGCCACAGATGAGCAGGCAATTGCCTTAAGGCGGTTGGGCTACAAGCTGAAACGCAAAGGTGGCGGTTATAACCGGCTGAGCAAGAGAAATATTGCCAGGCGAATGACGATAGGCCAGGCGGGCGTAATTATTCGCATGATGCGGACGGGGTCTAGAAAAGGTAAGCAGAGCTGGACGATAGAAAACCCACAACGTGAGTTTTTAGGAACATCAAAAGAACGTGTGCGTGCGCGACTGGTACAGAACATTGAAAAAGCCAGGCAGCGCAGATAACGACAAGCAAAGGATAGAGTAAATGGCAATCGGAACCGTTGATGTCAACAACCTCAACTTAGGGCAAGGCGACGTGCCGGAAATCGAGCGTCATTTGCTCTTTATCGGCAGTACGTCAAAAACTGAGCTGAAGGGCAAGCTGACCCATGTGTCTGCAGCAACCAACTTAGATGATGTGGTGGCAGATGATGCCCTGGGCCGCAATGTGATCGCTGCACAGCTCAACGGCAAACAGAACTGGACCGCAGCCATCTATGCGCTGGCAGAGGGCCAGACCTGGGAAGAAGCAGTCGATGAGGCGAACCTGACCGGCTCTTTCGAAGGCGTTGTGATTGTGGATGAAACCACAGACAAAGCCGGGTTTAACGACATGCAGGCCAAGCACACTGAACTGGTGAGCAAGCTGGGGCGCTGGGTGTTCTTTCTGGCTGCTGTGTCGGGCATTGATAAAGCGGCGCAAACATGGTCGGACTATACCGCCGCAATGGTGACGCTGGCCAAAGACGTAGCAGCCAACATGGTGGTGCCAGTACCCCAGCTGCATGGCAACAACATCGGGGTGCTGGCGGGCCGACTGTGTGACCGCAGTGTCACCGTCGCCGATACGCCCATGCGGGTGGCAACCGGCAATGTATTGGGATTGGGTGAACACCCGACTGATAGCAATGGTAAAGAACTGGATATGGCAACCATCATCGCACTGGCGACTGCCCGTTATTCCGTGCCCCAGTGGTATCCGGACTATCAGGGGATTTACTGGGGCGATGCCACCACACTGGAAGCCGCTGGCGGCGATTATCAGGTGCTGGAATACGTGCGCCCGGTGCACAAGCTGAACCGCCGGATTCGGGTGAAAGCGATCCGCCGGATAGGTGACAAAATCCTGAATTCTACCCCGGTTTCCATTGAGCTGAATCGCCAGTATTTCAGTGTTGATATGCGGCAGATGTCGAAGACCACCGAGATTGGCGGCCTAACTTTCCCCGGTGAAATTATGAAGCCGCGAGACACGGATGTGACGATTCAGTGGCAGACCAAAACCAAGGTGATCATTGGTCTGATGGTTCGCCCGCATAACTGCCCGAAACATATCGCAGTGAATATCGCACTGGATCTGACTAACCCAGCAGACACGGAGGCCTGATGAGAATTTCCGGAAAAAACATGCGCTTCAATCTGGGGGATATCCGATTGAGCGCACAGAAGTTCACCCTGTCGATTACCGATAACAGCGCGGTGTCCAAAACCAATGGCGTGCCCGATGGCTACGTGGACGGCGATGTAGAAGCGTCGGGAGAAATGGAGCTGACCACCTCGCAGTTCAACCTGCTGAACAAGGCCGCAGCCAATGCCGGTGCCTGGCGCGCACTGCCGTCATTCGATGCTATGGGGTACGGCAAGATTGATAAGGACGAGCTGAAGGTGGAGATGTTCGGCGTTCGCATCAAGATTTCAGACCTGCTCGATGTCGACAGTAACGGCGGCAGCGCCCTGGTGCACAAAATACCGTTCGATATTACCAGCCCGGATTTTATTCACATCAACGGCGTTCCTTACTTGCGTGCTGATGAAACAGATGACCTGGTTTCCTGAGGATAGCGAATGCCGGACGTATTAGATCATGCCAGTGCGATTGAAGCCAAATTCAACCAAATGGCGCTGGCCCGACAGCTGGATGCCGCGTCCCGTCAGGCGGGCAACCAGACCAGCGCGACAGAGTGCACGGAATGCGGTGACCCAATCCCGGAAAAACGCCGCCAACACATACCGGGGTGCCAGTACTGCACCCCATGCCAGGAACTCGCCGACAGGGGGAAGTTGTGACGAATTTCATTCTGAAACGCCGTTACTTTGAACACGGCACCTATGGAACGCTTCATCGTGAGGATGGCAGCAAAGTTTGCTGCATGGTTGAGCGCCCGTTTCTGAACAACAAAAAAGGGGAATCCTGTGTGCCGGAAGGCACCTATACCCTTTATCCGCATCAAAGCCCGAAGTTCGGCAACTGCTACGCACTGGAAGCCGAAAGCCTGGGAGTGACCCGGTACGGGCCGAGCCAGCGGACTCATATTCTGATCCACAAGGCTAACTCTCCCTCGCAGTTGCAAGGCTGCCTGGCTCCCGGTGTTGATTTTGGATTTGTCGGCAATGAGTGGGCGGTTTTGAACTCAACGGCAGCGTTTCGCAATCTGATGGATGAGTTGGCCGGAGCGCCTGCTGTTCTGACCATTCAAAAGGATTGAACGGCATGTGGGATAAAGTGAAACAGCTAATCGGCACCGCAGCGCCAATGGTCGGCACTTTGATTGGTGGCCCGGCAGGTGGCGCAGTTGGCGGACTGGTCGCCAGTGCGCTGGGTGTTGATAACACCCCGGAAGCCATTGAACACGCGATTAAAAACGACCCTGAGGCATTCCTTAAACTCAAACAGCTTGAGATGGAACACGCACAGGAGCTGAAACGCCTCTCGCTGGAAGAAGGGCGGCTGGCGATGGAATCCGCCCGAATTGCAATGGCAGATACCCAGCACGCCCGCGAGCAGCATAGAGACCACTGGATGCCGAGCGCTCTGGCAATTGCCATGGTCGGCATGGTGGCCCTGATGTTTACCGCGATGATGTTCGGCCCGCCGATGCCGGAACGCTATGACAGCGTGCTGATGATCATTGTGGGTTCTGTGCTGACCGCATTTTCAACGGCTATTGCCTACTGGCTGGGGAGCAGCAAAGGCAGTGTTGATAAAACCAAACACCTGAAAACCTCAGGGGGCTAGATGGAACCAGCTTGGGTATCGGCAGGTGTGGCTTTGCTGGCCGTGGTGTTCAGCCTGATTGCCTTGATATTCGGACGAACAGACAAAGGCCAGGCGACGGCCCGCGACCATGACCGCCGTATCCATGCAAATGAGCTGGCAACCGAGCGGTTACGCGGTGATGTCGCGGAAAAGTACGCCACGAAGCATGAGCTACGGGAAGCCGTGGACGATTTAAAAGACTCAATCAATGGACGGTTCGACCGTCTGGAATCGAAACTAGACAAGGAGCGGGAAATCGCATGAGCAAAACAATCACCCTGACCGTTGCAGGTACGGACGTCATCTTTCAACCCACCCCGGACCTGTATGCCGAATACATGGGCCAGGTGGCACAGGGCAATATTGCTGATGGCGCCCATAACTTCATCATGCAGTCAGCCAGCGATGACAGCAAAGAGAGCCTGCGTGGACTGACCGACAAAAACCCAGGTGCGGCCATGCAACTGGCTGGGGTACTGATGCAGGAATACGCGCCGAAAATTGCCATCACCGTAAAAAAATAAACAGCAAGGTCACTGCTCTGGATAACAGTGACCTTGCCCAGATGCTGGCATTTCGCCGTAAGTGGCTGCCGGGTGAACCGGATGATGAAACCAGCCTTGCTCAGGCCACATGGCTGGAGAAAAGTTATTGGAAAAACATGGCTGCTGTGATGGCCTCAAGTGTTAGCAAGGGAATAATTGGATAAACCATGGCATTACCCGAACCGCTCCGTTTTACAGTTGGACTGATTGACCAAATCTCTAAACCGCTGGGGAATATTCAGCGTCAGTTTAACGATATGACCAGTTCTTATCGTGACGGCACCCATACCATGGTTGCTGGCGCTGCGGGTGTAGCTGGTGCGGGGATTGCCCTGCAGCAAGCGCTGATGCCTGCCATTGAAATGGACCGGGCACTTGGTGAAGTGAAAGCCTTAGGTGTCACTGATGATCATCTGAAAGCCATTACTAAAACGGCACTGAACTTCTCCGCAGAGTATGGACAATCAGCCGTTGAAGTGATTCGACATTCTGAAGGCATCAAAAATGCTATTGGGGATATGCCCCCTGCCGTGATGGCAAGCGCGACACAAAGCTCTGCAACGTTAGCAATGGCAATGAAATCTGACGCTCAGACAGTTTCACGGTACCTAAAAAACTTGTACGGAAATTACCAGCAGCAGGCTGATGCAATGGGCAAAGATGCCTGGGTAGCACAGATTGCTGGTATGACGGCTGAAGTGAAGCGGTTGTATGGTGTAGAGATGGATGCGATTGAAGGCATGATTGATGGCCAGCATTCATTGGCATCCACAATGGGGATGAGCTTTCAGGATCAGCTATCGACGTTTGGTTTTCTTAGCCAGCAAATGTCTGAAGGAGATGCCAATACACAACTGACGAATTTCCTTGAAGGCGCGTTAGAGGCTCAGAAAAATCTCAATGTTGCTTTCACCGATACCAATGGGCAACTCTTGCCCATGCAGCAAATTCTGAAGAATGTGAAGCCTCTGATAGATGACTTATCCGGCGCGAATGCCAGAAAGCTGCTGGATGATGCGGGTTTGGGTGATGGCTCGCTCATGTTGATCAATATGGTCAAAAACATGGAGTCATTTAAATCCGGTTACGAGGCAATCGGTCGAGTTCAGGGATTAGGCCCCGCAACGGAAATGGCATCCACCATGGCTGATCAATGGCAACGTTTGGAGCAAGGTATTTTTGCGATTCGGGCTGCGTTTGGATCTGCATTGCTTCCTTCTCTATTGCCTGTGGTTCAGTACTTATCTGATGGTGCACAGGAAGTTGTTACCTGGACGCAGCTATTTCCAAACCTGACTCGGGTCGTTGGTTATGGGGTGATCGCTGTTCTTGGACTCGCTGCCGCAGGCGGTGTGCTGACTCTGATGGCTGGTATAGGTAAACAGGCGATGGCGACGTATATGCTGACCATGAAATTGTTTGCTGGGGTCACTTTTCTTCTAGGGCGTGGAATGACTTTCCTGCGTGGTGCCGTTTTCGCAGCAAACCTAGTGATGGCGGCAAACCCCATTGTGTTAGTTGTTGGTGCTGTAGTTGCGGCAGTCGCTGCGGTAGGAGCTTTGATTTACTACTGGGACGATTTGAAAGCCCGTTTTGGTGATACCACCTGGTTCCAAATCCTCGAAAACGCCATCTCACTGTTCACTTTGCCATTCCGTGCTGCCTTTGCACTGGTTCGTGCCGGTTGGCAATGGGTACTGTCCGGCTTTTCTGATACCAGTGGATTTGAATTCATCGGCCAGATGGCCGGGGAAATCTACAACATCTTCGGCGGGGTGTTTGAGTGGCTGAAAAGCATGTGGGATCAGATTGGTACTGCCATGAAAGGCATGCTCGACTGGCTGCCCGGCTTTGGCGGTGATGATGAGACCGCCAGCATTCAGGCAGTTCAGGCCGCAAGGCCCGTGGCACAGGTGCCGCAAGGGGGTGCAGCCAAAGCGCTGGCGAGCTATCAGAGCAGCTCGACCCATTTCGGTGGCGTCAGTATCTATGCCCAGCAGATGAACAACCCGCAGGACTTCGCGAACGAAATGGAGATGTATGCCGGATGACCTATCAGGACATTTTGATCGAGAACGGCGATGTCGTGCTCGATGCCGGGCGAAACCCGGTGCTGATTCAGGACAGGGCCGTGATTGCGCAGGACATCAAGCACGCGATTATTGAATCCGGTCTGGCCGTTGCCCTGATTGCAGAGCGCAGCCGCAGCAAGCGCCGTGATATCAGCACCCAGATTGAATTGCTGGTTGAAGAAGATATGCGCCTGGTTCCGGGGACCGTCCGGCTCGAAGAGCCCAAAGAAGGCGTGATTTACGTGTTCGCCAAAACCATTGATTTTGGCGAACTGAACCTGACCGTCGATGTGGAGAAGAACCGTGGCTGACATCCCAAAACCTGACTATGAGCAGATTGTGAAAGATGCCGGGATCCCGACGGACAAGGAAAGCTGGCGCAAGGTACTGAAAGCGGAGATGGCAAAAGAAGGCTCCGTGATTAACAACGACAGCCTGTTTTCGCCCTTCTGGCGCATGGTGGAGTCAGCGGTGATCACCTGCACCATTTGGATGGTCACCACTTTGTTAGTCGGTTACATCCTACCGAACATGTTTCTGGCGACAGCCGGCGGTGAATGGCTGCGCCTGATGGCCTGGGCGGTTCGCATCACCCCGAAGCCCGCCTCTGAGGCAAAAGGAAAAATTGCTTTCCAGCGCGCTGCCGTACAAGGCCCGGCGCTGATCATCCCGAAAGGCACCTGGATTCAGACCGAACCCGTCAACGGCAAGATTTATCGAGTGCGTGTCACCGAAGACACCACCATGCCGGAGAATGAAACCACGGTTCAGGCACCGGTTGAAGCGGAAGAAGCCGGAGCTGCCTTCAACCTGGGCGGGGGTTACTACCATATTCTGCCGCAGGCCATTTCCGGCATTGCGGCGGCCATCAACGCTGATGACTGGCTGGATGAAGCCGGGGCCAATGAAGAAAGTGACGACGAGCTGCGACTTCGGGTGCGGAACCAGTGGAGTGCGGTGGCGAAATGGCATATCGATGCAGCCTACCGCAGCCTGCTGATGCAGAAAGCCGGCATTCAGGATGACAACATCTATTTCCAGCATAACGCCCCGCGTGGGCCGGGCACCGCGAACGCCCTGATCCTGCTCGATACTGGTGAGCCTTCGGTTGAAATGATCGACATGCTGAATGCTCACATCCGCGACAACGGCCAGCACGGCCACGGTGATGACCTGCTGGTGATGGCGATGCCGGATGTTGACCACGACGTGACCATGAAGCTATGGCCACAGCTGTCGCTGACGCAGGAAGAGCGGACGCAGCTGAAAGCGAATGTGGAGCACTTTATCCGTGCGGCGTTCCGCGAAAATCTGGATTACAGGCCAACCCGCACCAATCCGGTTGCCCGGTTCAGTTTCTCAAAATTGGGGCAGGAGCTGCACGCTCAGTTCCCCGGCATCGCATCACTGGAGTTTGGACAGGCGGATATCATCAACGACCTGACGATTCCGCGCCTGAACTCGCTGGAGGTGACCCTTGAAGTTGCCTGAGATTAAGTTCAAGTACTGGATGGGCCGAGGCGAGCTGGCGAAGTTCGCCCGCGCGCTGCACAAGTACTGGGGTCATGTAGAAGCCGCTCTGAAAATGCCGCTTCAACAACACGACCCGCTGACGGCCCCGCTGGGCATTGTCGATTTGATGGCATGGCAGCGGGACGTCACCCGGCTGGGTGAAGAGCCGGAAGACATCTATCGCATCCGGGTCGCCCATGCCTACAGCTTTGCCAGCGAAGGCGGCAGCAAGGCAGGCTGGGAAGAGATGTTCGACAAGTTGGGCTATCCCCACATCACCCAGGATGAACGGCTGCAAAACGTTGATTGGGATGTGGTCAGTCTGGAAATCAGAGACGGTGATTTAACCGAAGTCCCCCGGTTGCTCGACACCGTCATTCGTCAGTATGGCCGCACCTGTCGGCGATACCAGTACACCAGTTATATCCAGCTGCCCGTGGTCGTAAAAAGCCTGTCTGTTGACGCCAGTTTAGAGGCAGCCCACATCAAATCACGAATCAATATTCCTATGTCCCCCAAGGTGCTGAGCATGGAATGTGAATATTACACAGCAACGATAAAAGGCTGAGCCGAATGACAAATAACACGGAAACAAAAATTCTCACCGCTGCCGGTAAAGCGCTGCTGGCACAGGTGAATGCAGAAGAAACCCCGTTAACGATAGACAAACTGATTTTTGCAAATATCCCGAATCTGTCCGGATTTCCACAGCCGGAAGATGATGTTCCGGCTGAGTATGTGGTGTTTGAAAAGGCCGTGGAGCAGCGGGGGCGACTCAGCGCAGATGCGGTGATCTACTCGACGACCCTGAAAAGCGATGAAGGGCCGTTTGAATTCAACTGGACCGGGGCATACAGCACTGAATATGGGGTGCTGGTGACCATAGATCACCACAAACTGACTCCGAAAACGGCAGACGAACCCGGGGTTGCAGGTAACACCCTGGTGCGCTCTGTGGTACTGGAATACAAAGACATAGCGGAAATGACCAACATCACCGTTGATGCCTCGACCTGGCAATATGATTCAGCCAAACGGCTGAAACGCATGGATGAAGACCGCGCCCTGGCAATTATGGACATGAACGGCAAGGACTGGTTTATCGACGACGGTTTTCTGGTCACGCCGCAATCGTCGGCATACAACATCAAAGCGGGATGCGGCTATGTTTCCGGGAACCGGGTTGAGATGGCGTTTGATCGTAACCTGCAGGTCACGGATAAGCCCGCATTCATTTATCTGGATACATGGCGGGAAGGGACGCCGACCGGGGCATGGGAAACAAAGTTCAACTTTGTGGTGGATGCCGCTGAACTGGATGACTGGAAAGATCCGGCTACGACACCGGAAACGAATCACAATGTCTGTAAAATTGCCAGGGTTCTGGCCGATGGGTCAGTGGAAGACTGCCGCCCCCGCCAGGCCGTGAATGACTTCGTGACCAGTCGTCTGGTCGATACGCCGTCGATTTCATTTATATTTGATGACGGTACGTCTGATCATCTCAATGTTGCCAGCCAGTTTGAAGCTCATGGCTTCAGGGCCGGTTTTGCAGTGAACGCCCCGCAATTTATTGAACGGACCGGGCGATTATCGCGATATCAGCTGAAAAAGCTGTATGACAGCGGGCATGAAATTATTAACCATGGTGCAACCCATAAAGACATTAGTCAATTTGTGCATGAGCCAACGGTCGTCCGGGCAGAGGTGGATACCTGCTGCGATACTCTCAATGCATTGGGGATACCGGTATTTGGCTGGGTGACGCCGTATTCCGTCGCACATGGGGATTACCAGTATCTGCTCTCTGAGCGACATGCCTATGCCTGTACTCAATATGGTCCTTTGAACGGGCGCATTGATGTTCGTACGGACCCGATGAAATTAAGCCGGTTCAATATTGATAAGATTGCGCTCAATGATTTTAAAGCCCTGATCGACCGGGTGATTAAAAATAAAGAGCATGTGTGTATTTACGGGCACAAGGTGACGGATATTCATGAGCTGACACCGGCAAAGCTGAATGACATGCTGGCGTATTGCCGCGCACAGGTTGATGCCGGCCAGCTTTCAGTGATGACCACGGCGCAGCAGGTCAGGATGGTGGTTGGCACCTCGAATCAGCAGTTTATGCAAATTGGCGATGTCATCGAATCCGGTGTGAATGGCTGGATGGCCTCCAACGGGAACAACACGACCGTCAGTCAGTCAGACCCGGAGACGATTGCAATCAGTACGACAGCGGTGGATTCGGTCATTTGGCGGATATTGCCGGAGCAGGATTACCTGATTGAAAACCAGCCCGTAACCTTCTCAGCAAAAATTACTGCCAGTGATGTATCCATTAAACTGGGGGTGCATTTCTATGATTTGAACGGCACATTGATCCCCGGAAAAAGTGTTGAAACAGGCGAGATGCTTATCGACTCCGGAAAAGAACGCCGGTATGCAACTAATGCGTTGATCCCGGCAGAGGCCGCAGAAATCCGGCCTTATCTGCGTTTGCCGGAGAATGCTGAAGTTGTGGTTGAAAAGCCCCGCTTGAAAGTCGGCCGGGATGGCAGTGAACTGGGCCGATCCCGTGCAGATAACTTTGAGCTGAAAACCCGCCGGGTCAAGCTGAAACTGCCTGCGCAAACCCTGCCTAATCAGGGGGTTGATACTAAACTGCTGTTGCCAGACTACGAGAATGACTTTTTTAAAGTACACAGTGATTACTACATTGAAGCGAAGAAAAATATTCAGTTGTCCCTGAATCTCTATTGTATTTGGGTAGCAAATCAAAGCGCTCCAAACGGTACTGGCATGGTGTTGCTGAATAATACTGCAGCGAATCAATCCCGCCATGCAGTGGGACCCATCACCATGATGGGCACAGGGCTCGGGGGCACGATGAGCCAGAACACCACGGTCAATCTGGCGAAAGGGAACCGGCTCTCGTTTGATGTCCGGCACTATTGTGATGATGTGATTCAGACGCTGAGCGACAACGAAATCCAGGCGCTGGATTTGGTGGTGCTCTGATGCTGACCCTCTCCGGCACCCAGCTCCCCCTTAAATCCCTGCGCGTCAGTGCACGCCAGCAACTTGCCGGACAGGATATGTCCGGCCAGACAGCCGCCACCGACCAGGCAGAAACCGGGGACAAAGCCAAGGTGCTGTCTGTGAGTGGCACCATTCCCTTTGAACGCCAGCAACATCTCAGCAAGCTGTTCGAACTGGCCGGGGCCAAAGACAACAATGCCCGCCAGGTATACCGCATCAGCAACCAGACGGCACAAGCCTTGAAAATCCGTGAAGTGAAGTTTCAGGGCAACATCCGGGCGGATGAGCAGGAATCCCTGCGTCAGTGGGCGGTGAGTTTTGAGCTGGTTGAACACATGTCGGTGCCTGAGCGGGCTGAACAACGCCAGGGAGAAAAATCAGCAGTGCAACAAAAAGCGCAGGGTGTTACCACGGCAGCAATTGAAGTCATTGCTTCTGCTGAAGTACCACCGGGGACAGAAGTTGAAATGTCTGGTTTCATGCGATTCCTGAAATATTTGGATAACCAGCTGGCATGAACAATCCACACTTTACCGCGCAGGTCTATATTGGCTGCCAGAAAACCAAGGTCAGCTCACACCGGCTGACCTTTGATGATACGGCGCCGGGCCGGGCTCAACTGGTCATTGAAGGCACACCGGAGGTGAACAGCATTGTCGCCGTTGATCTGGGATGGGGGGAGAACCTCAGCCGGGTGTTTCTGGGGTATGTGGAACGGGTTCAGCCTACCCAGAAAGGCTGGTCGAATATTTTTTGCCGGGAGCTGGCTGCAGTGCTCTATCGGCCGCTGCCGGTCATCATGCGTCACCCGACCATGATGCAGTTGCTCAGCCATGTCAGTGACAAAACCGGGCTGCAGTTCGTGGTGCCTGAGCGGGCCTACAGCAAAACAGCAGCGCCCTGTTTTTACAGTGACGGCAATGGTTACCGCGTTATTGATGAGCTGGCCGCCACCTTCAGCGTGCCGGATTTCTTCTGGCAGCAGCAAGGCAATGGCCAGATTTTTGTCGGTAGCTGGCAAGACAGTTACTGGGCGGATAAACCCGTCACAATACCCAATGAACTGATGACGGGCCACACGGCCAACAAAAGCGCCATGATCCCCTGTATCCCCAAACTCAAGCCCGGTGCCCTGGTCAATGGCATTCGCCTCAAGGCGGTGGAATTCACGGGCACAGAGGTGAAACTGACATGGACTTAAACACCCTCCGACGGATGATATACCGCCTCTTCCCGGAGTTGACCGCAAAAGCACATTTGCCCCGCTGGGGAAAAGTGGTTGCCTTGCCTGAACTCCCAAAGGAAGGCGACCTGTCCGAGCGTTTTTATCCCCGTTATGCGGTTGATGTGCAGTTGCTGGATGAGCAGGGGAATGACCTGAAAGACCGACCACCATTACAGGCGGTCCCGCTGCCGGTGCCCGGCGTGGGCGAGATGGCCGGACGACTGGAGCCGCCCGCGAAAGGGAGCATTGTTGAAATCGGCTGGATGTTCGGCCAGGCGGATAAGCCGTTTATCCGCTGCGTGTTGCCGCTGGGATTTCGGCTGCCGGGTATTTTAGAAGGGGAATCCCGTTACCAGCAGCGCCAAGGGGTTTACCATCTGGTTGATCAGGCGGGTAACTTTGAGAGCACCACCGACCAAAATGCCACCCTGAACTGTATCGACCGCAATGTGAACGCGACCAACTACATGGCAGTCATTGAGCAGCTGCGGAAAGTCCTCATCAAGCAGAATGAGGAAATCACCGTGCTCAAAGACCGAATCGAAACCATCGAAGGCCAGGCAAAGCTAACCGTCAGCAAAGACCTCATCATTCAGGCAAAGAACATCACCGAGGATGCCGACACCATCAAACTCAACGGCGGCAAAGGCGTCTGCACCGGCGCGACCATCTGCCCGTTCACAGGCAAGCCGCATGTGGATGTCTCAGCCACCGTATTCGCAGGGAAGTAACCATGGCACTCAACAAAGACTCATTGAAGCAGAAGATCATCACCAACCTGAAAGCCAAGGGCTTTGTGACTGAAGGGGAGCATGCTGCCGCTGGGGATATGGCCGAAGCGATCGCGGCAGCTGTGGTGGAGGAAATCACGCAGAATGCCAAGGTAAACGTCAGTAGCGGAATCTCAAAAGGGCTATATTCTATAACTTAGTATGTGCAAGTTGATTGGTATTGACTGACTTAGTTATTTCTAAAGGATTATCATATGGTCGAAACAACGTTCCAAAAAGTCATTTGCCTTAATTTAAACACTTGGGAAGCTTACCCAACGGGCAATCAAGGCTACCTAAAATTATTAGGCAGTATGAGCACAAGCCCTGAATCAATTCGTAGAGCCATTTTTCAAAAAATTGATGAGGGGGGTGAGGTTGGGAAAAACTATAACGAATGGGCGAATACTGTTCGAAGAGATGGAATCGAAAACTTTTTTGTAATCTCGGTAAAAGGTGAGACACAAGATGCAGCCAATGAACTGGCTGAGAAACTGATAAAGGACAATGGGTGGAAAAATATTAGCGTTAGAACTTATGCGACAAAATTAAACTGATGCGACAGAGATAGCCCCAAACCAATAAGCGCCCAGCATGGGCGCTTTTTTGTTGTCTGCTGGCAATCTCACTCTAACGGTCATGGAATGGAGTGATCGCGTGACGAAATCCGCACTCCTCCTCCCCGCCTGCGAGGTTTTCGAGGTAGATTTTTTTCAGTTTTGGATTAATGAAAATTGTACCCCGAAGGTGCTAGTTTGCTGGGGTCTGTAGAAAAATAGGAATTTCAAAAATTGAAAAAACTTTCAGTAAATTGAAAAAGATATGATCGAGATTTGATCTTCGGTCTATCGTAAGCTATTGAAATTTATGGGTTTCGATGATTTCCGTCAGGAGTTAGATTGATCTAAGGATCAAAGGGGAATTTTCATGGGCTAAATTATTCCTTTTAAAACATATAGTTATAATGGTTTTGTTGAACCTTAGATTTCAAAATCTTTCATCAGATATTGAGTCGCTTAGGGGGAGAAAAGGAGCTGAAGAAATCATGGTTTCTGTGAGAAAAATTTCTCAGGTGTAGACACTTTGTAGACACTTGGCGTTTTGGGGCACAAAAAAGGCCGCTAAAAGCGGCCTCAAATACCTCGGAAAAACCGAGTTATTCTCTTCCGTACACGTTGTTTTCTTGCTCTTGTACACGGATGAAGGTGGTGCGTTTGGTCAGCTCTTTGAGCTTCGCCGCGCCAACGTAGGTGCAGGTTGAGCGCACGCCGCCCATGATATCTTGAATGGTGTTTTCCACCGGGCCACGGTATGGCAATAGTACGGTTTTTCCTTCAGCGGCACGATAGTTGGCAACACCGCCGGAATGCTTGTCCATCGCGCTCTGGGATGACATCCCATAGAACTTCATGTAAGTTTTGCCGTCTTTTTCAACGATTTCACCGTTGCTTTCTTCATGGCCGGCCAGCATGCCGCCGAGCATGACGAAATCGGCGCCGCCACCGAAGGCTTTCGAGACGTCACCGGCACAGGTACAGCCGCCGTCGCCGATGATCTGACCGCCCAGACCGTGTGCAGCGTCGGCACATTCGATGATGGCAGACAGTTGCGGGTAGCCGACACCGGTTTTCACGCGGGTGGTGCATACAGAGCCAGGGCCAATCCCGACTTTGACAATATCGGCACCGGCCAGAATCAGTTCTTCGACCATGTCGCCCGTGACTACGTTACCGGCGCTGATGACTTTATCCGGGAAAGCTGTGCGGACTTTTTCGACGTACTCAACCAGATGTTCAGAATAACCGTTCGCGATGTCGATGCAGATAAACAGCAGATCGTCAGACAGGGCCATGATGTCTTTGGTTTTCTGGAAATCGGCTTCTGAAGTTCCAGTCGAAACCATGACATGCTTCAGCACCTCTGCACTGTGGTTGTGCACAAAGCCAGCCCAGTCATCGACAGAGTAATGCTTGTGAATGGCGGTCATCACATGGTGTTTCGCCAGTGCAGCAGCCATGTCGAAGCTGCCGACAGAATCCATGTTTGCGGCAATAATCGGGACACCAGACCATTGACGACCACTATGCTTGAATGTAAAATCGCGGGTTAATTCAACTTGAGAACGGCTTTTCAGCGTTGATCGTTTCGGACGAAACAGAACATCTTTGAATCCCAATTTCAGGTCTTGTTCGATACGCATTGAAGTTTCCTTATCTGTCTTCAGTGTTGCTATCGGATATTGCTCTCAGTGTATGAACTATTGGCAGATAGTGTCATGGGCTGAAGAGCAGGCACAAAAAAACCGGAGCGTTGGCAGACGCTCCGGTTTTCAGCATTATAGGTGGAGAAAATTTTTCCACAAGACTGAAATGTGCATTTTTTTTGTGGTATCCTCCCGAAGATTGCATCCCAATTATTCCTCCTGAGAATTCTGAAACGAATTGTCAAAATTGTCATTTTTTTGCTTTTTTTTCTTCCAATCTGTCCCAATCCTTGGATAATTCGAGGGTCTCGCTGACTAAGTGGATAGATTTACCTTGTTAAGCAAAAGAAAAATAAAACAGATATTCCCGCTGGATTTTTACGGTGAGGATGGCAGCTGGCGCTTTATTCTTCGGGCCTATCGTCCTGAAGAAGTGCTGGATGCGATGTACTGGCGTGCGTATATCTCTTGCCACCGGAAGGAGTTTGATTTGCTCCATCTGGCAACGGACAAGTTCAACTACAAATACAATTACTCCGCATCGGATGTATCGGAGCTGCACCTGGGTGCTGTCGGCTCGCCAATGCGGGTCAACATGATGGGGCCGATCGTGTCGGTAAGCACTTTACTGGCTTATCTGGCTGAGAAGCGGAGTGACAAGACGGCATCCGCTTCTTCGCAGACGACTGATGATGGTCTTGGACAGCTTCAGGTGAAACCGTCCTGA